CTACCCTAAAGAAACCGGACGGATAATACCCGAGTATTACGCTATAGTAATATCCTACGAAACGGTTATATTAGAATAAGCTAATATAGCCTAGGGCTATCGGGGGTACTCCCCCCGATAGTCTCGCTTTATCGCGAGCCCAACCCCTCCAATTCAAACAATAAGCTAATGGGTATAATATAATAAGAATAATGGTGAATTTTGCAAAGCAAAAAGTAGCAGGGTAGGGTCTATATAATAAGAATGGTGAATTTTGCAAAACAAAAAGTAGCAGGGTAAATGGTAAATTTTGCAAAGCAAAAAAGTAGCCACGCTCCCTTCATCCTTCCTTCCATCCTTCTTTCTCCCCCCTTTACTTATAGTACAGATCACGCTATAGTTTAAGTCCCCAAATCAATCTAATCGGAGATTTGTAATCATGCCCAAAGGTGCTCGTTACGTCAATCAGCCCATTACACTTACAGAAACCGCGTCAGGATACAAGGATACCAAGACGCGAGAAGATGGGTCCAAAACTCATGCTTCTCACTTAATCACCCTAATCGAAGCAGGATATGACACGCGAGAGAAGATTATTGAAGCCCTGAATGAGGATGAGCGATACGCTGGCCTCAAGTCGTTTGTTGCTTCCCCTCGCACGTTCGTTAGTGGCTACTTAAATTGGCTCAAGAAGATGGGTCATGTACAGGAAGACACCCCAGAGCCAAAGACCAAAGCCAAGAAGGCTAAACCTCAAACTGAGGAAGAGCAAGAAGCGGCATAACCAACTCTAGTTGGTTGTTGGCTTCGCCAAGAAGCGGCATAAATCATGTATACTCCAACTCCCGAAGAACGTGATTTAGTGAGGAGAATGCTAGTTGCTTTAGTTGACCCTAAAGCAATTAGCAAGATCCTTGGAATCACTATGGACGAATTTCGGGAAAGCTTTCCAGTTGAGATACAGGAATCTGCGCCTAACATGATGATGGAAGTTGCAGCTAGCTTGTATCAAAATGCTATTGGAGGTCATTTTCCAGCGCAGAAGTTTCTTCTTGAATGCTTCGGATGGCAAACCAAGACGGATAAGGAGACGCTGGCGGATCGGGCGAGGCCAATGGCGATCATAATTACCTCCGAGGATATGGAAGAAGCTAAGTTGAGTGAAGAGCAAATACAAGAGTTGAAGTCTGAAGCTGCGTCAGATAAGGAGGAAGGGCATTAGCGTTACAGACCACATTCTTGAGATACACCCTACTATACCCCAGCTACAACTGCTTACAGCTAAGGAGAGGTTTGTAGCATTTGTAGCTGGGTTTGGGTCAGGGAAGACTATGGGGTTGTTGACTAAGATACTGAAGGACAAGTTTGACTACCCGGATATGGACCTATTGTATTGCGCGCCAACTTATCAGTTGATACGTGACATAGCGTACCGGGCGCTGGAGGAAATGTTAAACAAGATGCCTGTTACATGGAGGTTGAACCGATCTGAGAATGTGCTATACATTGCCGGATTTGGGCGGATTCTGTTCCGCACCATGGATAGGCCAGAGTTGATGATTGGGTTTTCGGTCTTTCGGGCGTATCTGGATGAATTGGATACGTTGAAGACTAACAACGCCAATACGTTCTGGAATAAGGTCATAGCCAGGTGTCGACAGAAGCCTAAGAGCCGCCCAGGATTGAATCAGGTCTTTGTGGCGACTACCCCAGAGGGGTACAAGTTTGTATATGAGAAGTTCTACCGCAATCCCCTTCCTGGGTCAAGGCTGATACGGGCAAGTACAAGGAGCAATCCATATCTGCCTGAAGGGTATGTTGAGTCGTTAATAAACACCTACGACCCCCGCTTAGTGGCTGCGTATATTGACGGGGAGTTTGTGAACCTCGTTGGGAAGCAAGTGTATTATGCGTTTGATAGGGACACGTGCCACACGGACAAGAAGAGCAACTACGGGGAGAACACCGTATTGCATGTGGGGATTGACTTCAATGTTCACAATATGGCGATGGCTATTGGTGAATTCTTTGGGAAGGAGTTGGATATTACAGCGGATATGCACGGGCTAAGGGACACGGTGGATTCGGTCAACTATATTGAAGATGCCTACGTCAATATGCGTTCACCGCGACGGGTGATTTTCTATCCTGATGCTACAGGACGGGGCAAGAGTGCAGTAGCTGGGAGCTTTAGCAATATTCATATAATAAAGAACAGGGGGCACGCCATAGTTATGAATCCGGCGAACCCCCCTGTATCTGAGCGTATCGCCACAGTTAACCAAGCCTTTAAGGACGGGCTACTGAAAGTGAATACACGAGTGGCGGCGCACTTAACTGAGGCCCTAGAACAGCAGGTTTATAGGACGAGTAGTGGAGGGGAGCTGTACCCGGATAAGACGCAAGATTTTGACCATATATTGGATGGTCTTGGGTATATGGTGTACCACTTACTGCCGATTAACAAAATACCAATATCTCAGATTAGACTTACAGGAGCTTAGAATATGCCAGTATATCAACCATATGAGTATTGGTACGCATTGCCTCTTACACTACCTGCTGGCGTAACGCAGCATCGGGCCTATTTGGCCATGCTTCCTATATGGCTAAAGTGCCGTACTGTACTAGCGGGGCAAGATGCTATTATGTACGCTGGGGAGTTGTACTTGCCTAAGCTACCTGGGCAGAGTGATGACGACTATCTGGCATATCAGACAAGGAGCACGTTCTATGATGCTACGTACAAGACGCAACAAGCACTAATTGGAATGGCTTGTAGGAAGCCACCGAATCTGATTGCGCCTCCTACGTTTACTCCGGTGGAGGAAGTGACGGACACTTACGGGAACGACATATGGCAATTCACAGCTAGGGTTCTTGAAGTGAAGACTGCGGTAGGGCGAGTTGGGATGTTCATAGACAGGCCGGAACTGCCTGCTACAGCTACTCGGGCTGATGAACTGGCTATGGATGCTAATCCTAAGCTGTACCTGTACTCGGCAGAGGACATACTAAACTGGAGCTACGACGATAACAATCAGTTAGTGTATGTGCTACTTCGAAAGGCACGCTATGGTGATTCTCCCACGTTTGATCGCAAGGAGGACTTCATAGAGCTGAAACTGGACGAAAGCCGGGAATACGTGTATAGTTTGTACAGAGACGGGATGATATTCAAATCGGTGAAGCCTACTAAGGATGGTTCGCCTATGAACAAGATACCGTTTTTCTTTTGTGATAGCGATGATTTGCCTAATAAGCCACCACTTTACGATATTGTTAACTTAAACGTGAGGCATTATCAGTTATACGCGGACTACGCGCACTTGTTGCACTACGCATCGGTTCCTACGCTAGTTATTACAGGGATGATGCAGGCGCAAGACTCTTTCTATATAGGGAGCGAGAAAGCGATTGTTCTTGATTCCCCTGGAGCAGATGCGAAGTGGATAAAATGCGGGTCAGACGGAGCTGGGCCGATTAAAGCAGAGCTGGAAGAGCTTGAAAACCGGATGGCTTCTCTTGGTGCTCAGATCTTGCAAGATAGAGTCAGCCGGGAAACAGCTCAAGCGGCGCAACTACGTAATGCTTATAATACTGCTACACTTGTAAATATGACGCAAGAAGTGTCGGCTGGCATACAGAAAGCGCTGCGATTTGCAGCTTGGTGGATGGGTATAGACCCCAGATCTATTCACTACTCGATAGACCTTGGATTCAATAATCCTGATATTGATCCTCAAACAATTCAACAACTTCTACAGGCATATATGGAAGGGGCTATTAGTTTGGAGGTTTTTGTAACTAATATGCATCGTGCTGGGTACATTCCGGCTCCATATACCCTTGAAGATGAGCTAAATCGTCTTAAATCTGCACCTAAGCCCAACCAAAAGTTTGATATCTCTATTAAGGGATCTCAAGCTAATCAACAGCCCATGGAGTAACCGATGAAACTGAAGTACAAATTGTTAGATGATGAGCCTGGAGTTTCTGGGAGCAACGCACCTACTGGAGAAAAAGAAGGAGAAGGTGCTAATGCAGAAGACAAGCGGATTGATATGAACGATCCGACTGTTAAGAAGGCTATTGAAGAAGCTACTAAGGGACTAACGGCTAAGCGAGATGAGCTTCTTAAGGAGGTTCGTGGTTTTAAGGACAAAATGAAGCTTTTTGAGAACATAGACGTTGAGAAATATCAAAAATTGATTGAGGAAGATGTTAGAAGGCAAGAGGAAATTGCGGCTAAGAAGGGTGAATTTGAGAAATTGCGTGAACAATTGGTTGAAAAGACCAATAAGCAGCTAACGGAGAAGGACAAGGAAATTTCTAAAATTAAGCAAGCCCTTGAAACGCACCTTATCGACAATCAGCTAACTAGTGAGCTGGCTCGTCAAAAGGGCATTCCTGATTTGCTTGTTCCTATTATGCGTCCTAACTTGAAAGTAATTCAAAATGATACGGGGCTGTATGATGTAGTGGTTATAGATAAGGATGGGTCGCCTCGGTTGGGTCCAGAAATGGACGGAAGGCCGATGTCCATAGCGCAATTAGTGGAAGAGTACAAGAATCACCAGACTTACAGCCGCGCTTTTGAGACTTCCGGTAATAGTGGCGCTGGTACAGGAAAGTCGAGTGATGAAGGAGCGGGGAATAGCAGTAATATGTCCCGTACTATGACTCCTACGCTAGTTAAGCAGATGGAAGACGCAGCTAAAAGAGGTGATATGGCGACGTTTAAAAAATTGCGTGATGCCGCTAGTAATCGTAAGTGATTTCCGCTATAATCTAAGCATCCCTCCAGGGGGATCGGAACGAAGTTCCATCCCCCTTTGCGACAAAGTCGCATCTTCTGCTCGGTCGAGCCTTCAGAAGTTATAAAATCCAAAATTTTTAACTGCTATAGAAGGTAAATAACATGCCCGTTCAAAACAATTTTAACACCCCGTCAATTCTGGTGGCGGAAGTTCTGCGTCATATGCAGGATAATCTCATTATCGGTAGCACTATGTACCGGGATATGACTACTGACTTTACTTCCCGTTCGAATGGGCATAAGGTTGGTGATTCTATTTCTATCATAACAGCTCCCGATTATGTTACTAAGGACTTCACCGGTACTATTGTAACTCAGGATATTCGTAACTCCACGCGTGCGATTACTATTGAGAAGCACTATGATATTTCTGTTAGTTTAACTTCTCGTGAAATGGCTCTTGAGTTTGACGATCTTTCTCGTCAGGTTCTTGCTCCTATCGGTACTCGTATTGCTGAGTCTATCGACGCTTACTTGGGTACGAAGATCCTGCAAGGTCACGGCTTGTATAATCATGCTGCTGCCACAGGTACTAACCCTACTGGTTTGTTCTATAACGCAGCTGATATGGCCCTTGCTCGTGCGCAGGCTACCAACTATCAGATTTCTCTGATGGATCGTGTTTGCTTGGTAGATGACGTTCTGGAAGCTACTCTGCTTGGCGCAGACTACTTTAACCAAGTTCAGATTCGTGGTGCGAATGCTCCAAATACGTTGGAAGGTGCGAACCTTGGTCGTATGATGGGCATGAACTTCTGGTCTTCGGTTAACTACCCGACTACCTCTCGTACTGCTAATAGCGGCACGACTACTACTAATAACACCGGCACGACTAACTTAATTGGTGCTACCACGCTTACTGTGGACGCAGTAACGACTGGCTACACGGCAGGCGATCATATTATGGTTGCTGGCCTTAAGCGGCCTATGATTGTTGCTTCTGATGTAGTAGCCACAGCTACGGCTATTCCGTTGGTAGACCCAATTACTGAACTTGTTCCTGATGGCGTAGCGGTAACGGTTATTGCGGCTGGCGAGACTACGGTATATCATGGAGCGATTTACACGCCTGGTGCATTCGCTTATGCGATGCCGCCTCTGGATCTTCCTGACGGTAATTCAGGAGCTGTAATCACCTCGGATGGGTTTAGTATGCGGTTGGTAACTGACTATAATGTTACTACTAAGACGCATGTGCTCTCTATCGACTGCTTGGTAGGTGCCTTCTGTGCTGATCCTCGTAAGGTTATGTTAATTAGCCAGTCGTAATTGGGTAAGTGAGGGCAGGGCAACCTGCCCTCTAGCAATAGGAGACATGCGTGGATACTTCACAATTTTTAGTTACCATCTATCGAAATTCAGATGGAAAGGCCATAACTTGCGTAGTTGCGCAAGTAGATCAACTATTAGCAACGGGAAAATACCGGAAAGAAAAAGAAGCGCCTAAAGCCGCTCCTAAAGCGCCCGTAGAGGCCCCTAAAACGCCCGTAGAGGCCCCGAAAAACGCGCCTAATAGGACGGTAGCGGCTAAGCCTAAAGAGACGCCTAGCGAGGTGGAGAAAGGGTGATACGAATTGCTGGGGCTAGGTGCCCTCTCGTCGCTGAAAACTTTGAATGGTCTCCCAAAGCTGCCCCAGCATCTATTTTCTCGGAGTGAGCCATGCCTAAAGGTACAAAAGTAGCAAGATGCGTAGATCGAGTCAAGAAAAGCGGGAAAAGCGAAGGTTCAGCGATAGCGATATGTCAAGCGAGCACCGGACTAAGCTACGCCACCGGAAAGAAACCCAAGAAGAGGAAGAGATGAGACATGAACAGCATATGCGTAAAGAAAAAAGGTCGCGGACGAGGGCGAGGTAAGGGTGGTTAATAAATGGCACTTTTACCTACTGCCTATTGTACTGTAGCTGAAGCAGATGGGATTAATACTTCTACTGCTTGGATGACGCTTCTTGACTCGGAGAAGCAAACTGCATTAGATTGGGGGCGTGTCTATTTAGACTCCAACTATACTTGTAGTACAGCTATTGATACGGTTACGCCTCAAGATGCAGCTAAACTAGCAAATGCGCTTCTTGGCGATAAGTATGCAAACGGTATTTTATTTAATCATGGTGATTTCTTACTAACATATGGTCAAAATGGTAAGACAGTAAAGGCAGGATCAGTATCTAGTAGCACTACGTATAATTCTAATTTAATAATGCAGTTAAATAGTGATCCGTTCCCAGATGTAACAGCGGCTATAGCTAGTCTATGCTCTCCTACTAATATACTAGGGTGTTTAAAGAATGCTGATCTAATGAGATCCTAATGGGGCTGAGAGACGATATACAAACTGACATAGCCTCAGCATTTGATACAGACTTATCAGATGCCGTTCGTTCTTTGACCCTTAAGCATATTACTAGCACTACTTTTAATCCCGCTACTGGTACGGACGTACCCACGTATGTTAATTACACTAGTCGAGGAGTGTTTGATAATCTAAGTGAAATAGACCTAATGGAGACCCCTCTAGGGCTGGTAGATACCAAAGTTATCATACTTCAAAATGAGATTACGGTAGCTCCAGCCCTAGATGACCAAATAGTGGATAGCGATGGTAGCGTATACCGGGTTATCAAGTTTGGTGAAGATCCTGCTAAGTGTATATACGAACTAGGTTGTAGGAGGTCAACATGATAGAAGTAGAAGTTGATCTTTCTAAATTCATACCAGAGTTTTCTGAGGCGTTAGCTAAGCAAATAGGTTTAGTAGATGAGATAAAGCGGAATTTGACTACTTCTATACATGCAGGAGTAGTTGATATGGCTCCGTATTGGTCTGGTAAGACTAAATCTAGCTGGTTTATAACTCCTGGAATGACTCCTCGTTCTTTCCGCACTACTACTCAACAAGGAGTATATTGGCCGGAACCTACTCCAGATCCTGATTCTTTACCAGAGGCTCCTTTTGATTGGGACTATACCGTGCATACTACTAACGAGTATGCAGAAGCCGTAAATGCGGGAGCATTTAAAGACGAGCATGCTATGTTCGTAGAACGTGGAGTAGACTTAGGAGTATTTAGCACCAAAGGAAATTATAACTCCATCGTGATAGAGGTTCAACGTAAGCCAGCTAAGCCCTCTATATTGAGTAAAGTTACAAGTTGGTTTAAGGGGCTGTTCAAAAGATGACTTTTAACGGCTTAAGGGCATGGTTTGAACAACGTCTGAACACTAATTGGACTACTACTCCTATTGCTTACGATAACCAAGATTTTACTGCGCCTACTAATAGTGCATGGGTATACGCCTCTATACAACCTAGCACTTCCTTAAATGCTTCTTTAGGGCCTGTTAAGGTTAACAATACTGGGCATTTCTTAGTTGAGATATTCACCCCGTTAAATACCGGGTCTGGTGCAGCGTATAACTTAGCAGATGCAATGGTAACGCTATTAGAGAACCAAAGATCTGGTGATTTATTTACTTATGCCGCCACTGTACGGAGAGTTGGAGAAGCTGTTAGGCGCTTAAAGGATATACAAACAGAATGGTACCAGATTAATATATTGGTACGTTATGAGTTTATGTCATAATGCTATATAGGTGATAACATGCCCGTAACAAGCACAAATTATACCAGTCTTTCTTATATAGAAGAAGTTACTCCTGGTTCTTTTCCTGATGCTACTACTGTTAATATGGATGAGTTACCTACTACAGGTGGAGCACCTGCTGGTAACTTAACCACTGCGGTATCTGAAGCTATCCGTCGTGATCGTATGACGGATGACTTAATTGTAGTAGATTCGGAAGTTGGTGGAGATATCAATTATGAGTTATCTTATGCTCCGTATAAGCCTTTGCTTAAGGCTCTACTTCAAGATGATGCAGCGCCTCGTTCAGTAGATATTACAGGCTCTAGTAGCATAGGCTTTTTAGCACAACCAACTAATAATGTTACTTCTTCTGCAGAGTTTACTGGTATCTTAGAAGGGATGTACATTAGGGTAGCTAGCACTACTAGTAATAATGGAATATATAAGGTAACAAATGTAGCTTCTACTAGCACTATTACTGTTACTCCGCAACCTGTAGTAGAAGCGGCTACTAGTGCTCATATAACTTCTGATATGGTACGAAACGGAGTGGATACGCCTCTAACTTACACCATATTAAAGTTGGTAGAAGGTATTACTGCTCCGGCATACTTTTTCTATACAGGATGTATAGTATCTGCTATGTCGTTTAATTTTACTACAGGTTCTATTCTGAATGGAACTATATCGGTCGTAGGCAGAGCAGAAACGGTAACGGAAGACTTCACTGATATGGGTCCGTTAATAACTACCCTAAATACTGTTCCACCTGCTGCTTATACGATTATGAACTCTGTTCAGTCGTTAGGCAATATATCTATTACAGGATTAGCTGCGGATACGTGTTTTAGTACGTTAAACCTAACTGTTAATAACAATGTAAATCAGGCTAAGTGCATTGGTACTTTAGGTGCGCATGATCTAGCTTCGTTTACGCTCGATATTACGGCAGATATTGAGTTGTACTTCGAGGATATTGTTACTTACAACTTGTATAAGAACTCAAGTTCTTTCTCGTTGTCTTTCCAACTTACCGATGGTATCGGTAATGTGATGGTAGTTACTCTTCCTGCTTGTAAATTTGAGACCTTAGATTCGCCTATTGATGGAAAAGATAACTTCTATATGCTTACAGGTTCGATGAGAGCATTGAGAGATACTACAACTGACTGTATGATACAGTTTGACTTCCTAGACGTGTAATTTAATTCTACAGGAGACCACATAGATGTCTATAAAGATTACCCCGATTAACGAGAATACAGAGCTAGAAGGCGTATGGACTGATTATATGGGAGTACCGTTGAAAATAGCTAGGTGGGGTACTAAGGAATTTACCAAAGCATTTAGACGGTACTCTCGGCCTCATGCTGCCGCTATTAAGAAGGAGAGTTTGACAGAGGAACAGAGTCAAGAGATTATGGTTTGTACTATGGCTGATACAATCTTACTCGGTTGGGACGAGAGTAAGTTTGTTGTACAGGATCAGCGCGTACCATATAACCGAGAGAATGCTAAGGAATTATTGAGGAATGATAGGGATTGTTTTACGTTCGTAATGGATTTTGCGAAGGATATGCAAAACTATCTCATTGAAGAAGTAGAGGAGATAGAGGGAAAGTAGTTGGGCTGTTGACGTGGCAGCTAGAGCACAGCAAGCACGTCAAGTTGTATGAACATCTAGCGGAGCAAGGGAAACCTACTCCGCTGGATTCTCGTCCTGATTTTGATATGGACTGTGCTTGGTTCGTACAGATGTTTAATTCGCTATCAGGATCTAGGTCCATAGGATTTGGAGGAGCTGGGAGTATACCCTTTTCGGAGATAATTAGGTACATTGAAACTTTTGGTACGTTTATAGGTGTTGAAGAAGATATACAGATATTGCAAGCCATGGATAGACAGTTTCTAGAACAGAGTCGTAAAGAAGCTGAAAAAGCTAATGAAAGAGCTAGGCAAAAAAGTCAAGCTGCTAGGAAACGATAATGGCATCATTTACCATACCTATTACTATAACCACAAAAGGCGCAGTAGCCTCTCTTAAAGGGCTAGAAAATGCTGCTAGAAGTACCGCTACTGCTTTATCTAATATAGGTAAAAGTACAGGTATAAATAATGCTGCGCGTGGCCTAGTTAATATGGCCAGCAGGTTAACTGATATTTTCGGATTACTTGTTCGTATAGAAGCAGCTAGATTTTTACAACAATTACCCGGTCAAATTTATGATCTAAATCGACAATTTACATCTTTTGAAAATACTTTATTGACTACTTATGGTAGTGCTGAACGTGTTAGTGAAGAGATGTCTTTTTTACAAGGAGTATCTCAACAACTTGGAACAGATGTAATAGCTTTAACTGGAGGTTACACTAAATTTGCTGCAGCGGCAGAAGCCACTACACTATCAGTAGCAGAAAGTAGAGATATATTTCAATCTTTTTCTCAAGCAGCTACAGTATTACAGTTAGATGCTCAAAGTACTGAGCTTACTTTTAGGGCATTAACTCAGATGCTATCTAAAGGTAAGGTTCAAGCTGAAGAGCTTAGGGGTCAGTTAGCAGAACACTTACCTGGTGCGTTTCAAGTAGCTGCTAAAGCCATGGGAGTTACTACTAGTCAACTAGATCAAATGCTTCGTAAAGGAGAAATACTTGCTACTGATCTTTTGCCTAAAATGGCTAAAGCTATAAAAGAAACGTATGCTTTAGGATTAATTTCTGCTTCTCGTACTTGGGCAGCAGAAGTGGGTAGGTTACGTAATGCTTTTATTGAATTAGGAGCTGGAATAGGAGACGCTATACAACAACCTATGAGGGATTTTACTAGGTGGTTACGTGAAGTGGTACAAAAATGGACGCCTGATATAATTGCAGCTTTTAAAGATATAGGTAATGCAGGTTATGTAGTATCAGGAGAAATAGACAGGCTATCTGGTAGGTTTTCAAATTTTGTACAAGAAGCTTATGGGAGTTTAATTGGTGAAACTCCTAGAGTAGAAGCGGCTTTAATGGATGTAAAAAAGGCTTTAAAAGAGGGTTTAGATTTAAGAGGAGCAGGTGTATTAGATACATTAGCTTTTGGTATAGGTAGAATAGCTAATATGTTTATGTCGCTAGCTTCTCATATAGATGATATTTGGAAATTAGCTGTTGAAAGTACCAAAATAGGTTTTGAATCCGCCATTACGTTAATTAAATTGGGTATGGAAAAGTTTGGAGTATGGCTACGCGAGTGGGTTACTAAAATGGAAGATAGCCTACAAGATTTATCAATATGGAGTGCTTACACTTTTGATGTAGCTGGAGCTATGGCACGATATGGTCCAGATGAAGCGGAATTTAAAGCTTCAGTAGAAGCTAGTAGACAACTACGAGACGAAGCATTTAAAAATAGTGAGGCGTATCAAAAAGCTCAAGAAACTATAAATGGGTTAAATCAGGCATTAATTGATCAAAAAGCGGCTTTAGATGCTGCTAAACAAAGCGTTAGAGATTCTATGCAAGCGCAGTATGAATTAAATAACGCTCAACAGAATTCAGTATATAATACAGTTCAAGCAAATAGAGCTTGGGATGGTTATGTGCAGGTATTAGAAACTGCTAGTTTGGCTTTGGAGCAAAACAGGATATCAGAAGAACAGGGGATATTAATAACCAAAAAAGTTGAAGATGGGGTATTAAAATTAAAATCGGGTCAAATGGAGTACTCAGATTTTGTTGCAAATATATTAACTCCTACTTTGGCTAAATTACAAGGGCTATTTAAAAAGCTTCCCAATGATATAAAAGAAACTGAAGAAGAATCTAAAGAGGCTACCAAAGCTATTGAAAAACTAAATAAAGCTTTCAATAAATTATTAGAAAAAACTGAAGAGGACATAGTAGGAATTGGAGAAGAGATGGCCGTTTTAGCCATTAAGACCCGAGATGTTGGAAAAGAAACAGCGGAAACAGAAAAAGATATAGCAAAAATTCGATTGGCTTATGAGTATTATAATAAGGTACTTGAAGTTAATGGTATGATATTAGAGGCCAATAGATTACTAGAAGAGAAGATTATAAAGCCTGAAAGACACGCAGAATTAATGGCTAAAGCAAAAGCCGTACAAGAAGCAAATGATAGATGGCTAGAGTTAAGCACTACCTTAATAGAAACAGAATATAACTTCAATAAGTTAGAAGAAGCTAATGATAAAGCAACAGAGGCTGCAAAAGAATCCGCTAAAGTATTTGAAGATATAGCTACTAATATACATAGTGCTTTTAGCGATGCTTTCCTTAGTGTATTTACCGGAGCTGAAAACGCATTTAGAGATTTTGCTGGACGAATGAAAGACCTATTTATGCGGCTACTAGCAGATTTAGCTGCTTTAGCTCTATCTCGTACTATTGTTATACCAATAATTGCAACAGTAGCAGGAGAAACAGTAGCAGCAGCGGTTAGTAAAGAATTAGGAGCTGGAGTGCTAGGAGGGGGTGGAGGCGGTGTAGCAGGACAAGTAGGAACTTCTTTATTAAGTACAGCTGGTACCAAGTTAATGGGAGTAGCTGGCGCAGGGTTAACAGGCTTAGGAGGGGCTTTAGGAGGAGGCTTTGGAGGAGGATTAGCTTTAACTGGAAATGCGCTTATGGGCGGGTCTATGTTTGGAGGGATACAATCTGGATTAGCCATAGCACAAGCAGGAGGGGGTATGTTACCCCTTATAGGTGCGGCTATGCCGTATATAGGAGCAGCTTTATTAATAGGTTATGGATTATACAAAGCTTTTGGTAAGAGTAAAAAAGACGTTACTCCTGACCTTTCTATAGGAGCTGCTGTAGGAGGTCAAATAGGGGATATATACGCGGGGGAAGGAGATGTATTTGGTCAAGTAGAATCCGCTTTTGGTAGGTTTGGAGTAGTAACTCAGCATGATGCCTTTACTGATAGCGAAGCGGCTAATCAATTTATGCAAATGCTTAAAGACCTAGCTACTTTTGAAGATAGGCTAGCTGATTTCTTAAGCGACGATGTTGTACAGGCTATTCGCGATGCTTTAGAAGAAGGAGCACAGCGGTTTAAAGCAGAAGATCCAGAAGATTTTGATAAGCTCATACAAGAGTTTTTGAAAGACCGTTTTGATACTATATTTAGTGTTATAGGAGGAACAGTAGAGAAATTCTATCAAATGGTTAGCGCCTCTGCTCCTGATACACTAACGGCTGTAGAATCAGTGTATAATTTGTATACAGCTATAGGTGGACTATCACAAGTAGGAGTAGATGCTTCTAGAGCTATTGAATTACTAAGTAAGACGCAATGGGAAGCTGGAGGGGATCTATATAATTCAATAATGGATCAAATTGAGGCGTATGATGGATCTTATGAATCTACTGTAGCTTTAACGGGTAGCCTAGAGCAGTTTAGACAAGCGGCTCTACAAATGTTAGTAGTTATAGACCAAGTACAAAAAGCCGTTACTCAAATGATATCTCAAACTAGAGAGAATATAGTGCTCTCTGGTATGACTGCGGAAGAACAGTTTAACTACTATAGAAAACAAGCAAACGAGTTAGCAAAAGAGTTAGCCACTACTACTGACCCTACTAGGATAGCAGAATTAATACAAGAAATAACTAGGCTAACCGAACTTAGTTGGGGTTTATTAACTCCTGAACAACAAGCTGCTCAAAGACAAGATTATATCAATTACTTAGATGGTATTGAGAAATTAGCTAATGAGCGTTTAGAGTTAGCCAGACAAGAAACGGTTAATGCAGCTAAAGCTATGGCAGATGCGGTAGTATCGGCTATAGAATTAGCGGCACAAGCCTTTATTCCACCTGCTAACACAATGAATCAAGCAGCTAATATTATGTTAAATGCTTCTGTACAGCCTGTCAGAGTTCAAGTAGATATTCCTGATTGGGCTAGAGACGTTATTTGGTAACTAGGAGAATATTAATATGGCTACCGCAAAAGTTGCAACTACTGCTTCTTGGCAACAAGTAGTTACTAGTGGTGATTATATGGTACAAAATATAGGGCGTTTTCCTGTATTGGCTCATATTGGAGGAGTACCTACTGCGGGTTCTACAGGTTTTTTCTTAGGACAAACAGAAGTTATATCAAGTTCTATAGCTCCTGGAGTAGTGTATGTTAAAAATGCCATTAAAGATAGGAATTCAGCAGTAATAGTGCTTACCGTATAAAGGTAATTAACGTGCCTAAATTGAATTTTAAATTATTGGAAGCTTGTTCTAATGTATTAGGACAAGTTATTAACCCGCTTAAATTTCATGCTTTACAAGCTAATAATTTAGGCATTATGAGGGGAGTGTTAAAAGGAATAGGGGGGTTAACATCTACGCATTCTAGCACTATTTATACGTTAACATCTACGCATTCTAGCACTATTTATACGGAAGATCATGAAGGAATACATCGTGAGTTTTTAACAAACGAACCTGTATGGGAAGGCGGACGTGTAGTTAGGAATTTGTTAACATACTCTAATGATTTTAGTAACGCAGTATGGAGTGACACTAACGGAACAAAAACTACAAATTCTTTTACAGCAGACGGGGCTAATGCTACTCTTCTTCAAACAGTTTCTGGATCCTATAATAATGGTATTTTTAGTGTATACATTACTAGATTGGTAGGAACAGGAAACATAGACATTACTGTTGATAGCGGAGGTACTTGGACTACTGTTTCTGTAACAACTACAAAAACTAGATTTTCAATAGCAGGGTCTTCACTTAGCAGTGATACAGTAGGAATAAGGATAGTAACAAGTGGTGATTCAGTTAGCCTATATTCAGCACAATTTGAAGATTCTACCGGCAGAACTAGCACTACTATTCCTAGTGAATACATAGAAACCACTACTGCCGCAGTACAAGAAGTATTTGCCCATCAAAACGGGAATAGTGTAGTCAGCAACGTAGTAACAGAAGCTAGAGGAACAAATTTAGCAAGTCCTCCTTGGTTAGCTTATCAACCTGCTTTAACTAATAGTCAAATATACTCTTCTGATTTAACTAACGCCGAGTGGACAGCTACTACAGCTACTACGGCTTATACTTCGGTGGGTATAGCTGGAGCATCTAATTCTGCCACTAGAGTTACTGCTACTAGTGCTAACGGTAATGTATTAGCTAATGCTATAACAGCAGCTAGTGCAACTCACTCTACTAAATGGTACATCAAAAGAATTACTGGTACAGGGACGATAGAATTAACAGTAGACGGGGGTACTACTTGGCAAGATGTTACTTCTCAAGTAAGTGCTAGCTATTCTGAAATAGTAGTAGACCAAGCTACTGTAACAAACCCCCAAATAGGGATTAGGTTGGTAACTTCGGGTGATGCAGTAGATGTAGGTAACGCAGAAAGCCATTTAAATATAAGCAAAGGTCAAATTCGTAATGGTGGCCCGGTATTTACTACCACAACTTCAGCTAATACAGTTGCTATAGATCCGCTTTCATTTAGTCCAAATAACCACGTAAACACTAGTGGGTTGTATTACTTAGAGTGGACTCCTTATGTAGCTACTTCTGAAATTAGTGGGAATAAACAAATACTTAGTTTAGATGGTGCAGCAGGGCTGTTATACTATAACCCCGCTACTTCTGAATTAACCTGTACGGACGGTACTAATACTGTAACTGTTAGCTTAACTACGGTATCTGGTACCACGTATAAAATATGTATAGCCTATGGTTCCAGTTCTTTACGAGTAGGGGTAGGTGGTACTTGGGGTACTGCAGGAAGTTATGATGGCGCCTTTACCGTAACGGGAAATCTGGAATTTGGTAACGATACTGATTTTATACACCTAGCTAGGAATTTTAGGTGGTATAACTATAAATACGCAGATGCTATTACAAATGGTGGAGCGTTAATGTCGTAGAATTACAACATCATTCTCAGGTATAATAATACCTAACCTCTTTAATAGGAGTTAAACATGGTCGCAACAGTCCAAATAGGCGAGAAGAATGGTCCTACTGGTACCCCGGTTTTTACGGACAAGACTACTACTGGTACTATTACTTTCTGTAATACCGATAGTACAAATCCAGGATCTAGCAGCCCCCTAGTTATTCCTACTGCTGGTCTAGAGTATAGCTACGAGAAGTGGACTAGACTTAAGGTTACAGTAGCTCCGTCTGTAAATATCTCTAATTTGAGGTTTTATACGGATGGTACAGATCCTTGGGTAGCTAATTCTGTAAACACGTATGGTAAAGCCGTAGCTTCTTATACTGCGCCTGCACTTGCTACTAGTACAGCAGGTTACTCGCAAATATTTTCTAATTATGTAGTGGCTTCTCCGCTTTCTCTTGGTACTGGTACTTTTACAGGAACGGGAGAAAAGGGAGATCATTGCGTAATGATGATGACGGTAGGCACTGCTGCTAATCCTGGTCAACAAGCTGCTGAAACTGTTACTTACGCTTACGATGAGATATAGTATACCCTTTTAAATGAGAGACTTAGGAGACCAACTTTGTCTGAAGAAGCCAAAAAAGAGAGGAAAATTTGGTGGTTAGCTAGTTATCCAAAATCCGGGAATACTTGGGTAAGAACATTTCTAGATGGGTATTTACG